TTACGCCTCAACAACCTCATTTTCCAGTTTCTGCCGCTTACGCAGACCGGGGAACCAGGTCATCCACAATCCGACGACAATCAATGTACCGATGCCGCCAATGGCTGCCGCCGGGACTGCGCCCACCCAGGCGGCCATCAGACCGGATTCAAATTCGCCTAGCTGGTTCGAGGTGTTGATGAAGATGGAGTTGACCGCGCTGACGCGTCCGCGCATATCGTCTGGCGTGTCCAGTTGTACCAGTGCGCCGCGAATGACCATGCTTATCATGTCAAATCCGCCGAGCGCAAACAGTGCCAGCATGGATAACCACAGTGAGGTGGAGAACGCGAACACCAGCGTCGCCGCGCCGAAGCCTGCCACGGCGGCAAACATGGTCATACCCACGTTACGTTGCAGCGCGCGGTGGCTCAGCCAGAAACCGACAATCAGTCCACCCACAGCCGGAGCACCGCGCAACAGACCCAGTCCCCACGGGCCGGTATGCAATATGTCGTGGGCAAAAATCGGCAGCAGGGCGGTCGCACCGCCGAGCAAAACCGCGGACAGATCCAGAGAGATCACACCCAGAACATCCGGACGGGCGCGGATGAAACTGATACCGGCGAACAAGGTTTTAAAGGTCGCCGGAACACGGCGCGGTGGCGCCTGTTCGTAACGCAAACAGCGGAAGTGGAAACTCATGTTTTTACTGAATTTATTTTCTTCCCCAAAATCCCTCCAAAACATCTCCCCAAAATGGATTTTAAAATTTATCCCGTTTGTTGGGGAGTAATCCCGTAACTTTCACACAGCTAACGTTATCCAATCTGCTCCTCTGTCGTCATGGTACTTCTCAGTCATAGCTGCCGTTTTGTGTCCGAGTAGAGTTTGCGTGTTGATCCCGTGCGCACTGAAGAGCCTTTCAGCCAGAGAACGTTGTTCGTGAAAAGTCGGGGGCGTAGTTCCTTCGGTAAATTTTAAACCACTTGCGATACGCGCCTGCTTAAACATACGAGTTACTCCGTTTCCCGTTACCGGGTCGCCAGGCTTTGAAGAACCATGAGCGCGAGAGTGGTGGATCATGTACTTGCTCATCACCCTGTCCCTGCATTGCCTGATCACATCATCAAGAGACAAATTAATTTCTGGAAGAAATAGGGTGAGAGGTAAAGCTAGCCGTGTTCCTGTCTTCGACTGTGTGATATGCAGGTGGCCGTCCCAAACATCTGAGAATTTCATGTTCAGAATATCTGCACGTCGCTGACCAGTAATCAGGGCAAGAAGCATGGAGTTTTGCAGATAGGGCTGAAGGTCTGCCGCATTATCGAAAATCTTTTTCCATTGAGAAAAACTAAGCCTTCCCCTGGTTACTTTATTTCTTGGAACTCTGGTTGCCAAAGCTGGGTTGAATCCGGGTTCTATTTCGCCTGAGTGCTGGGCCTCTTTAAATATATCCCCCCACGTAGCCCTTAACATCTGAGCCATTCTGTTTTTGCCCTCTGATTTATACTCGTCAAGAATTGCGGCAATTGACTTTGTATCCAAATTATTAAGGCGCACATTCGGTAGCCTTTTTGAAAGAACCTGCGCACAGCTTTTACGTGTTTTGAACGTGGCCTTCTTTATTTCCCCTTCTATTAAACGCTCTTCAAGTAGAGATATATATTTACCAACCCAGTCCGAAACCCTTATTCCCGCCTCTTTATTTGTTGTTTTTTTCACAGTCATATCAACGAGAAAGTTTATCTGTTTTGATTGCTGCTCTGTGATCATGGTATTGGCTGCAATAGCCGCCTCTCGAGCGGTATCTCCATCGGTTCCGAACCCTATAAATTTACCGGTGATCGGGTGACGATATTGCCAATACACCTTGCTGGTTCGACGGTCGAACTTGCAGTAAAGGTTGGGGATATTAATTTTATGTGTGCGTGGTCTGGCTGCCATTTATCGTTTTCTCCAGTAGTGCTTTGACAGAAGCGGGGAGGTGATTCGGTATCTCCGCTTTTGCAATAACGCCGACATACTTCGCGTCTTCATCAACGACCCATTTGCTGCCTTGTTTAATCGGGGCAGGTATGATCTGGCCGGTTTTTGCATACCGATGAAGTGTTGCTGGCGCTGGTGGATATTTAAACCCTTTCGGACTGGATGCCCATTCCATCAAAGGTACGAGTTGGCCCATACGCTTTTTCTCCACACTTTTAGTTATAGCCGGCTGCACACCGGCTTACTGGCTGATCCGAAATCGGCCGTAATATTTCCCAGCTCGCCACCAGAGCATTTTCTCCCCTGGCGGCATTGCTGGCGCAAACTCAACTGGAACAAACCACAGATTCAGCATTCGTTTCACGAAAATCCGCCTGACTAAATGAGCGCGCTTAGGCATTACTGTTGCCTGACTCCGCCACCTGTTTTGCCAGTTCCTCAGCTTCACGAAAATCCCAGTCTACGCGGTGGGCTATGGTGAGCGCAGAACGAACGGAGTGCCCAATCATGTCATCCAGAGCGTCGAGGGTCATTGCCATGTCTGGATTTCTTTCCAATATCACAGCACGCTGAATCTGCCAGCGATTACAGGTTTCAAGCAGTGAATTTGCCATCACTCCCCCTTAACTGTAGTAAAACCGGCTGCGTGGACTGCGTTAGCAGATTCATTGTCATCTGGATGCTCTTCACTTGTCATGAGGTCCTGCAAGTCAAGTTCGAAGCATTCAATAAGCTGAGTAGCAAGCGTAATAATTCGTGGATCACTCCAGAACTGCGCGCCACTTTTTGAAAAATTATTGCAACGGGCTTCTTCGATACTGTGAGCCAGTGCTGTTGCTGCTTCGAGTTGGTCGAGTAGGGCGATGGCATGCGGGGCAAGGAACCATGATGAGCTGTGCTGACTGTTTAGCAAGTCAGTGAATTTTTCCCTGGCTTGTTCTGGTGTTGGCAGCCTGTTGCCGAATTTGTTACGTAGCGCTGCAATAGCTGTTGTATCAGTCATACAGCCTCCCGAAATTCTTTGCTGGCGCTGAGCTTCTTTTTGTAACTGGCTTTGGCTTCTTTCTGGGTATTACACCATTCACCGGCAGCGCGATGGGAAACCATGCGGAATTTCCCGTCGTTCGGATACCACGAACCGTATTCAATTTTCGGTACATTAATACCCAGCCACTCAGCAAACGAGTGGCCATAATCAGCTGCCAGATATTCTTCGTACCGGGTGCGTTTCTTTGGCTCTGGCAGTGCCGCAATTACCATCTCACGACCAGCATCCGTGACGTGGTAAACCACATCACCATCAGCACAGAAGGACGGCGCGGCGCGGGAAGTCATCAGGCCTGCAGCGACGAGAGATTCCAGATCAGCATTGTCACTGTGGCCGCCGCTGGTGAGGAAATAATTACGGTATGGTTCCCGGCGATTCTCGTTGATTCCCAGTGCATGCTGCATCAGGCCGATCTGGTGTTGGGTTGCCTCAGTCATCATGCGTACTCCGCTTCTTCTTTCTGGCGCTCTTTTCTTCCACGGTACCAGCCGCGCTTAATCCAGCGGCGAGCCTTGCGCATTGCGTCGATATCCCCGCGAATGACCTCAGGGAAGCCGCCATGCTTTACGGTTTTTGGAGTTTCCCCTTCGTAACCCTGCTCTTCACCGACTTCGATGATTTCTGGCCGGTAATAGGCCAGCCACTCGGCACGGCAGCATTGAGGGCAAGGAATATCCCCGCCGTTGCTGAGATAACCTTCGAATCCGCTGTCTGCATCCCACAGTTCGCCGTCGATGCAGACGCTATCCGGATAGTGCGCACCAAATTCGTATCCTTGATACCCGCAACTCGTTTGTACCTGTACTATTTTTCTTTTAGCCATGATTTCCCCCTGATCAGAACATCAGCTCTTCCCAGCGGCGCATAAACAAAGCTCTGGCCTGTACTGGGTTGAGAGGTGTGATAAGAATGTCTGTCGGTTTGATACCTTTCAGAATCGGCCAGAAGTTATCAGCATCTACTTCCAGATCCCGGCGTTCGGTCGCCAGCATGATCAGGTCAGCAGTTTTGACGATGGCGCTCATCTCGCGTGGCAGTTTGTACTTCTCGCGGATCAGGGCGTCAATCTGGCGCTCTACTCGGGAATAGTCCGGCAGCATGCGTTTCAGCGGTGCGGGGATGTCCTTCATGTACGCTTCAGTGGCGTCATGCAACAGGGCTTCGCGCTGGTATTGCGGTTCAACAATCATGCTGCACAGAACAGAGTGCTGAGCCACGCTGTAGAAGTCGGCAATCTGCCCTGCAAATCGGCATTCGTGGGACAGACCCTGCGCGATGTCGGCGATATTGAAGGCGAGCACATTAGGATTTGAGAAATCCAGATGCTGGCCGGAAAAGGTGGTTAACCAGGTCATAAAATTACTCCACACATTAAGAGAGAAATATGCTGCACACTGTTTTTGGGTTGATCGAAGCCCTTGCCGGTTGTGGCAATTAATTTGCTCAGGCATAGATAAGAGCCGCTGGTTGAGCAATGGGTATACTGGTTTCGCTCCGGGGTTGTTTTTACGACCCTTATTTACTCTGGTTTCAGCGGTAAGAACACTCGCGACCAATGCGCTTACCTGCTGTACCGACTTATCAGTGATCTTTCTGCTGCACTAATCCGGCGAAAATGGAGAAAGCTGCTACACTAAAATATGAATAGGAAAACTCTTAATAATTCCAATTAAGTCCCGCACCTATCGCCAGAGTTCTAAAAATGCCTGATATAAAACTCTCTTGTGAGAAATGTACTTCTGAACGTTTTGTAGCCTCTTCCAATTATCCAAGCTCTGACATGGTTTCCTCACTCGTCTGCGCTCTTTGCCACCACCCAGTAGATGTGAGCTCAGTAGTCACATTCAGGGACACTCCCTATATTGCCCTAGTTCCGCCTCTGCCAGACCACCTCTTTCCCCATATTGAATCCAGCCGCCAGGGTTGAATTATTCAAACTGCCATTAAGCTACAGTGTTCTTTCTGTTGCGTGCCTGGTCACTTCTCCACCTCAGGCGGCGGTGTTATCTTGGTAGTTCTCACACAGCCAAGAAGGAAATGAAGGTGGAAAACGCTTCGACTAATTTAGTCACTTTAGCCCGTAGGATTGAAGCTCTTGAGAACGCATTCACGGTAGCGCTTCATTCCGTTTCAACCGCCTTACCCACAGTAAAGAGCGACGTCATTGAAAATCTAAATCGTCATGCTCAAGCTTATAAAGGTAAGGATCCTGCCGTTGCCTCGGCAACCAAGTTGCTCATTAACCGAATTGAAGCTTTCAATCCGAAGATAAGAGATTAATTTTGGTAATCTCGCCGCCTTCTATAAAGGCGGCTACTCCCTGTGCTTGCTCTTGCAAGCTTTCAGAATCCGTTTCTTCGATGAACTCTTTATTCGAAGATGCCAGACCAACAGTTTTCGGTTCTTGCTTATCCATCCTGATACCTCATTAAGCAGCTATGTTCTTGCCGTTGTGCAACCGATGAATTAAATATACAAAACGTATTTTAATAAGTAAATACAAATTGTATACAATCCATATCAATATTGGGTAACATAATGTATTTTAAGTTGTTTTAATTTCTGGGAGGCTGATCTGTGATGGAAGAACTCGGGGATGATTCAGGGGAATAATGTTAGAAAGCCAGCCTCAAGACTGGCTTAAGATCAAAAGTGCTCTAAACAAGGCGCAATTTTGTTTCAACAGCAACGCCAATAATTCTGCAGTTGCCGTTGATAGGCACTAGCGGCCATTGGGGGTTCAACCCTTTCAAGTACTTCTGCCCGCCGTCAATAACAAGCTTTTTGAAAGTGGCTTCATTGGAGTCTGAAAGCTTGGCGATGACTAAACTTCCGTTGGTTGCATCTCGACCAGTATCAAATAAGACATAAGTTCCCTCTGGAACGCTTAGGCCCACAGGAGCAGTCATTGAATCGCCATCAACCTTAAGCCAAAAGGCATCTCCCTGAATATGAGCATCAGACTCCAGCCATTGGTCTATGTCTTTCAAGGAGTAAGCTTCAACAGCCTCCCCCCACATCCCAGCCTTTATACTGCTTACTACAGGATATTTTTTGCCTGAAGAATAAGGCCCAATGTAGGCAACGTCACCCTTAAGTTCTTCATCGATAATTAACCCGCCAGCACCAACCGAAAAGTTACGTTTTCCTAAAAAATGCAGGATTTTTGAAATGTCACTAAGGCTGGGCTCCCGCCTGGCATTTAGCCAATGGCTCACCGCACCTTTAGTAATACCAAGATGTTCTGCTAACTGCTCTTGATTGATGCCCTGATTTTTCATCAGAGACTTAGCGAGATCGTACCATTTCATAGTCATACCCAAATGATACAAGTTGTATACATACAATCGAGACACATAACGTATATCTTCTTGCGAGATATGAATACAAAATGTATATTTAGTGTGTTTACAGGAGAACTCAATGAACAACCTACGAGCCATACGAACCAAACTGGGCATTACTCAAGGGCACTTAGCTAATGCCCTAGGGATAACAAAGGGAGCGGTTTGTCATTACGAGAACGGCAAGAGAAACGTAAACATTGATCAATGTAGGACCATCGTTTCTGCGCTTAACAATTTTGGCGCGAATGTAAGCATTGATGATGTTTTCCCACCAACAAAGACTATCACTGCTGGCGCTCAGCCATAACTACCGAAGGAAAAATGAAATGGTAGATCTCAAATCAACAGTAAAAGCGATGTGCAAAGCCTACCCCGGCGGACGGTCTGCAATGGCTGGCGCTCTGGGCATGACTGAAACGCAGTTCAACAACAACCTGTATGAAAAAAACGGCTGCCGGTTTTTCGAAATTGTTGAGCTGGAAGCGATGGAAGACATCAGCAGTACCAGTTTCCTGGCTGAATACTTCGCCCAGCGCCGCGGTGGCCTGTTCGTCGATATCCCTCAGTTGGACGAATTGGACCAGGTCGAACTGTTCAGCAAAAGCTTGCGCACGGCGGCGCACCGTGGACACGTCGACATGATTATTCAGGCAGCCCTGGAAGATGGTGTGATTGATGAAGCTGAGGCCGCAGAGATTATGAAGTATCACCACCGTCATTTATCGGCGCGTGATGCTGAGGTTCGGGCTGTGCTGGCGCTGTTTGGCAAAAAGCAGAAGTCCGGAAAGGTTGACGCCCCAAGTGTGCAGCTTGAGGCGTCGGGCGCATTAAAAACGTGTGTGGAGTAATTAACGCATGAACAGTTTACTCGTAAAAGCTGGCGTTCCGCAAATGCGCGGTAAAGCTACTGGCGGTACCGCTGGCTCTTTCTCGTATGAAGTGATTATCGATGGTGAGTGGATGCCCTGCAACTACCAGTTCGCGGCGTGGTGGGTAGGTTACGTCCGCCATAGCAGCCAGAAGGTGACGGCATGTCTGAAGAAATCCAAAAGCTGGACAGGCGTTACTAGCATTGGCGGGGCGTTGTGGTACACGTCGTGGGCTTCGACAGAGCAGGGGATCGCGTCATCTTCATGCGCGCCGGTTACCCGCATGAGTGCGCCCAGTCTACTGAACAATTCCGGCGAAAGTTTAAGAGGGTCTTATGAGCGTTAAGTTATCCGCATACGTCTGGGATGGTTGCGCTGCTGCCGGTTTAAAAATATCGGCGGTTGCCATTATGGCGCGCCTCGCTGACTTCAGTTCTGACGAAGGCCTGTGCTGGCCGTCGATTACCACCATTGCCCGCCAGCTGGGTGCCGGTGAAAGCACTGTGCGCACTACGTTGGGCAAACTTGAGGCTGACGGCTGGATCACCAGTACCCAGCGCCGCAAGGGAAACCGCAATACGTCGAACATGTACCAGCTGAATATTGCGAAGCTTCGTGCTGCTGCTGAACCGTCAGATTCTGACGCATCAAAATCTGACGCATCAAATTCTGACCGGTCAAAATTTGAGGCATCAAAATCCAACACGAATACCGGTTTTCACCCGCCAGAATCTGGGGGGGATCCGTTAGTAAATTCAAAACAAGATCCATCAGATAATAAAACCTCTTGTCAGCCTGCTGTGCAGACCGACGCCGAAGTCGAAATTACTGATCAGGCTAAACAGGTTCTGAACTACCTGAACCAGGTCACCGGCTCCCGCTATCAGGTCAGCAAATCCTCACTGGATAACATCCGCGCCAGACTGCGTGAAGGCTTCACCACTGAAGAACATCAGCTGACGGTTGATTACATGCATGCCAAATGGGGAGGCGATCTGGAAATGGCCGAGTACCTGCGACCGTCCACGCTCTTTCAACCTTCAAAGTTCCCTGGCTACCTCGAAGGCGCTAACGCCTGGAATCGTGCAGGCCGTCCAGCGCGCAAAAACGGGAAGTGGGAGCGTGAAGGTGACGTTGCAGTTGATGCAGCCGAGCGGGATGCGGCATACCGCCGGTTCATTAGCGGAGTAGCGGCAACCAAGGCACCGAGTGCGCTGGAAAAAACGGTTTGCGCCGAGGCCAGCAAAGCCAACATCCGCAGCATGCGCGCCGATTTCGCCATATCGCAGTGGGCCAAGATTTGGAAAGAATGTGCCCAGCGCCAGCAGGGAGTGAAAGCAGCATGAAAACTTACCCAGAGTTAGTTCTTGAAGAACTGCAACGCGATAGCACACCGCGGTCATCAGCACAGCTTGAAGCGCTGATCGTAGCCAGAACCGGCATGACACCCCACAAGACGGCAATTCACAGCGCAATCATCGCATTGAGAGCCCGTCCTGAAGTGCATCTGGTTCATACCGAGACTTACCCACGCAAATACAGCCTTGCAACACCATCAGGTTCAGTGAAAACCAAGGCTGAAATCAGTGCTGAGTTTGAACGCAATCTGTGGGCAGTACGTCAGGGAAGGGGGCAGGCATGACATCTGAATTCGCAAGCACCACACCAAACGAGCACAAAGACCGCTGGCAGACGCCGGTTGAAGTATTCACCGCGCTTGATCTGGAGTTTGGTTTTTATCTGGACGCCGCCGCCGACCACCAGAATGCGCTGTGTGCCAGGTATCTGACCGAAGCCGATGATGCGCTGGCTGCCGATTGGGAGAGTTACGGCGCCATCTGGTGTAACCCGCCATACAGCGCGATCACCCCGTGGGTGGAGAAGGCCGCCGAGCAATGCCGCGCCCAGCACCAGCCGGTGGTAATGCTGTTGCCCGCCGATACCTCAACAGGTTGGTTCTCGCTGGCGCTGACTACCGCCGACGAAATCCGCTTTATCACTGATGGTCGCCTGTCCTTCATCAATGCCGGTACCGGCAAGCCAGGGAAGAACGGCAACAGCAAGGGCAGCATGCTCGTTATCTGGCGCCCATTCATCAAACCGCGCGGGCAATTCACCACCGTTTCGCGTGAAGCGCTGATCACTGCTGGCGCTGAGTACCTTCAGGAGGTGGCAGCGTGAACGAACTCCAGAAAATCTGGCTCGATGCCTATCGCAGCTATCTCAAGGCTGCATCACCAACTGGCGAGCTTTGCCCGTCGGATCACGATAGTGCGCTGGACCATGCTGATGCTGTGCTGAATAGCCTGCTCAAAGCAGGGGAGGTGAAATAGTGAAAACGGCAACGGTAAATATAAATAACTACGTCAAGGTAAAGCTGAACGAATTTGGCCTGTCTGTCATGAAATCGAATCGTGAAGAACTTCAGCGCATTGCACCAAGCCTGCCTGACTTTACACCACCAGCTACTGATTCCGAGGGGTATTCAAAATTTCAGCTTTGGTCACTCATGCAGGCTTTCGGTCCGGTTATTCATCTGGGGGGAGAACTTCCATTTGATAGCGAAATCCAGTTTACCTGCGAGTCGGTTATCGAGGAGGAAGAATGATCCTGACGTTACCATTCCCGCCGAGCGTCAACGGTTATTGGCGCTCAACCCGAAAGGGTGTGCTGATCAGCGAGCGCGGGCGGATCTTCCGTTCCAATGCGCTGGCGTCGATTTATCAGCAGTTGCGTAGCCGCCCGACGGCACTACTCACCGAACTGGATGTGCATCTGGTGCTCTACCCCCCGACCAGGGCGAAACGCGATTTAGATAATTTCCAGAAGGCTCTGTTTGATGGTCTGACCCATGCGGGGATCTGGAAAGACGACAGCCAGGTAAAACGAATGACGGTCGAATGGGGACCGGTTATCAAAGAAGGGAAGGCAGAAATAACGATTACTGATTTCAAACCCGCCGGTGTGCAGCCGGTTTAACGTGTGGAGTGATTATGTCGAACAGTTTGCTGTCAGGAAAAGTGGTAACGATGTCGAGCCGTGAGATTGCGGAGCTGGTGCAAAGTAAGCATAGCGACGTGAAACGGTCAGCTGAAAGGCTCGCAGTTGGTGGCGTTTTAACCGCGCCGTTGGCGCAGTTCGAATTTGAGCATAACGGAAACAGATATTTTGAATACCGGTTCAATAAGCGCGATTCGCTGGTGCTGGTTGCCCGGCTGTCGCCCGAGTTCACAGCCGCGGTAGTTGACCGCTGGCAGGAACTGGAATCGAAAAGCCAGTTACCTCAGTCATTGCCGGAAGCGTTACGACTGGCTGCTGATCTGGCCGAAGAAAAACAGGTACTGGAATCTCAGCTGGCGCTGGCCGCGCCGAAAGTTGATTTCGTTGATCAGTACGTCATGGCTAAGGGCTCTATGGGATTCCGCGCGGTCTGCAAATTGCTGCATGCGAAAGAACCAGAATTTCGGTTGTTCCTGCTTGAGAAAGACATTGTTTACCGGCTGGAAGGCCAGTTGACGCCAAAGGCCAATCATTTAGAGGCAGGTCGATTTGAGGTGAAAACCGGTACCAGCCAGCAGAATCAGCATGCGTTTCGACAGGCCAGATTCACGGCGAAGGGTATTGAATGGGTTGCCGGACTGTGGGCCGGCTATCTGCGACAGAAACAGGAGAACGCGGCGTGAGAGCATTACTGAAACCATACCCCCAGCGAGAGTTGGGGATCGTGCAGTTCGCGCTGCCGGCGGACATGGTGAAGTTCTTCAGCAGTAAACGCCTGCTGATCACCAACGAGCCAGCCGAACTCCATAAACTGCCTGATGGTGTGGTACCGGCAGAAGCGCAATCTCTTTCGCGTGATCCGCGTCTGTCTGGTTTCCTGTCATCACCAGCAGTAATCGCCAGAGTTGGCGGCATGGAAGCGCTGACGCTGTGGGTTAAACGCCACCGTGTGTGCCAGTGTCCGGACTACAGCGGGGAATTTCATCACCATGAGCTGGTGCAGGTTCCCCGCGGTCGTGGCGTTGTCTGCCTGTGCTGGGCGCATGATAACGAGTTTCGGGAAAAAGAATCGCCAAAACTGGATGCTATCGCGCTGGTGAACGCCGCCGAGTTTGTGACTGAGGCGATCCGGTACCGTTATGGTCTGCTGGACGGGCGTCACCTTACTTTGCCGGAACTGTGCTGGTGGGCCGTGACGAAAGGGCTGGCTCATTTGCTGCCGCCGGAAATTATTTGCGAAGCGCTGGGGGTTAAATACAAACCCCCGGGTGGTCAGGGTAAAGAAGCGGATGTGAACCCGTGGGAGAGGCAACCACGTGAAGAGCTGGAGAACAACATCAAACCGGTTCTGGCGCTGGCAATCGACCCGGAGACGCCGGAATCATTCCTCCGTATTCCGAAGCGCCGCCGGTACGAAAACGCAAAATACACCCAATGGGTAAAGCGCCAGCCATGCTGCGGCTGTGGCAACGGGTCTGATGATCCTCACCATATAACCGGCAATGGCTTTGGCGGCATGGCAACAAAATCGCATGACCTGTTCGTGATCCCGCTGTGCAGACGGTGTCACGACTCACTTCATGCGAATACGCAGGCTTGGGAAGAAGAACATGGTGATCAGATGTATTTGGTCATGAAGACATTAGACCGCGCGCTGGCGATGGGTGTTATCGCTACCGGCAAGCAAAAATAAGTGTGGAGAGAAAAATGCGTGATATTCATGAGACTTTAGAACTTTGGGGCGCATGGGCTGCCAGCGACAATAGCGGTGTGGACTTTTCTCCGATAGCAGCAGGCTTCAAAGGTCTCTTGCCACAAACATCTAAGTCACGATTACAATGCGATGATGATGAAGGCATCTTGATTGACGGTTGTGTGGCGCGGCTTAAAAAATACAGGGTTGAAGAGTTCGAATTGATAATTTTGCATTACGTATTCAACATTTCATTAAGGACGATTGCTAAAAGACGAAAATGTTCAGATGGTACAGTGAGGAAAGATATGCAAACGGCACAAGGTTTTATACTTGGTGTACGAATGGTCATTAAGCCCAACTAGTGGGCCTAATAGTTCATGTGGATTCTATCACCTAAGTAATATAATCCAAAGAAGGTGGCAACAAGTAACTGCCAAGTGAGAAAAATAAATATGCATGAATAAGAAAAGTGTAATAAAAGGTAAGGGTAAGCTGCAAGTACAGGAGAGATGAACGCATTAAGCATTACGATGATAATGCTTAATGCTGTCAAAAATGAAAATAACATACATAAAAACAATCTCCTAGTGAGTTCTTCCTGAGAGTTAACGGTTCTTCCATTTTCTTTGGTTACAACTATCTCGATGAATGGCGCCCCATTTTCACCAATTAATGGATAGTCAATTTGCTCGCGATTGAAAGTTGCAATTGCAGCAAGGGCTGCTATGTAAAATCCCGGCAAACTTGTGATAAATGAGACTACTGTTTTAATGAAACCATTTTCTTTAGATAGATCAGTAAAAGGTATTTTTAGCAAATAAAAGTACCCTATAGATAGAAGCATCAATACAAAAGGTATATACCAATCGTAAGCTTTTTTACCATTGATACCTTTAATATTAAGGTAGCCAAAAGGTCTAACTAAATGAAATAATAATTCGCCCATATTAGCCTCACATAACATCAATCATTTTGGTCGCAGTTTCAAGTTCTATACTATCATAGGAGTCCTTCAATCGCGATGTAAACCCAGACAAAACGCTCTTTTTAATGAACGTTTTTTCTAATCCATCAAGTTTGATGTTTGATGTTTGAAGTTCAACTTGCCTGATGGCATCAGTATCTGGCTCTTTGAATTTTATCTTTATTAAGTCATAGCCGCCGTTATTATCCTGCTTAAAATAGGATGATATGTTTTTAACCCACCCTATGACATCTTGCTGGCCATGATTAGGGACAATTCTTAGAGTGCTTTGCTTAGGAATAATAGACTGATTAACATCAGGTGCATTAATAACAGAAAACTCATTTCTCACTAACATAACATCAGCAAGCCCTTCTTTATTAATTTTATTGAAAAGGTCCTGGTCAAGCTTGCCGCTCATATCAAATACTGGCTTGTACAATACCTTTTTGGGTTTGTTTGACGATGGAGAAATGACATTAGTTGTCGAGTTTGCCGTGAATTTACTTTCATGTTTTCTTGAAAGCTCAAAGAGTACTCTATCTAAAAAACCATTCATGCGGGATGTCGAAACTTTGGGGACCGGCATATAGGTCATATCGTAAGTCCTCTTATTGCCATTTAGGGATATCACAATATGAGAGGAAATTTCATATCCTTCACCAGCTTGGTGATTCGGAGAAATTTCTTGCCGGTTCAGAGTTTTAGTATTCTTAATTACGGTTACACTTCCGTTTTTGTTCACAACATTTACTAATAAAGCTAGGTGGCTTGCTATTTTATCTGACCTGTTTGATAAAACTTTTACATCCTGAAGTGTTAAAATAATTTCTCCATCCTGATAAGAATGAATCATACCCTTTTGTTCCACAATCCATGGTGATAGCTCAAGCATGGTAGGAATTGGGCAAACACATTGGGATTTTTGAGATTCCTCGATAGACTGTGTTCTAAATTTTGTATCAATAGTTACCTGATGATGGGTAACCAAACGGGTAAAGGCATCCAGAGTCGACATTTTTTCTTTTGTCCATGTTGTATATCGCTGTATAAGAAAATTTTACAAGAAGGCTAACGCGTACGCAAAAACTATCGTAATCTGTTAAGAGTGGTCACGTAGTCACAAAGCTTAGACAATCTCAGAACCTCGCTCAGGCGGGGTTTTGACATTTCTGGAGGATAGTAAAATGTACCAGTAAACGGATAGACCGCAGACGTCAGCCAACGCAGCAGTTGTGATGCTGCCCCGAGTCCAATAATGGAGCCAGCTTTGCATCTGGTCAGGGTAAATGACAAAAGAAGCACCGTTAGAGCTTGCGAGAGCCAACCGCAAAACGGTTACAGCCAAATGCGTGACTCAAAGGCATGAGCGCGGCCACTGCGAAAAGTGGTTTCGAATAAAGAAAAGCCCCGGCATCTGCCAGGGCTTATTTGTTTGTGGAATGGGCGGCGTACATGATGCTGATAACATCGTGCACGCCATTCGCCCGTTAGTTGGTCACGAGCGAACCTAGGCCCATTGCTGATGTGCACACAGCAAATGGAGCCTATCAAAAAGGGCGTCTCTGATCTATGAAAAACACTGTGAATTTAAACAGTATAAATATTATTTGTGCTGACTCACTTCAATACATCAAAACCTTACCTGATAACTGCATTGACCTGATAGCTACGGATCCTCCATATTTCAGGGTTAAATCATGTAAATGGGACAATCAATGGCCTGACGAGTCAGCTTATCTGGCGTGGCTTGACGAGATGTTTGCGGAGTTCTGGCGCGTACTAAAACCATCAGGCAGCCTGTACGTATTTTGCGGTTCGCGTTTGGCTGCTGACACTGAGTTACTGATGCGTGAGCGGTTCAAAATTCTGAACCACATCATCTGGGCCAAACCTTCTGGGCCGTGGAACAGGCAGCACAAAGAAGACTTGAGGTCGTATTTCCCAGCCACTGAGCGGATCCTCTTCGCTGAGCATTACAGCGGACCTTATAGAGGTAAGGCATCGAGTTATTCCACGCAGTGCAAGGAGCAGCGCAAAAATACGCTCAAGCCTTTGGTTGATTATTTTAGTGATGCCCGTAAAGCCTTGGGGATAAGTGCTAAAGTAATTCATGAGGCTACTGGTAAGCAAATGGCTTCGCATTGGTTCAGTGAGAGCCAGTGGCAATTACCCAGTGAGAAAGACTACCTGGCGCTTCAAGGCTTATTTGATCGCGTAGCCCGCGAAAAACATGCGCGGCAAGAGCTGGAACTCCCTCATCATCAGTTGGTAGTGGAATATCATTCATTATCCCGACGTTATGCGGATCTGGTGGATGAGCTAAAGCGTTTGCGGCGGCCTTTCGCAGTGACGAGTCTCGTACCGTTTACTGACGTGTGGACGTATAAGTCAGTTCCATATTATCCCGGTAAACATCCGTGCGAAAAACCAGCTGAGATGATGAGAGACATCATCAACGCCAGCAGCCGACCGGGTGATGTAGTGGCTGATTTTTTCATGGGATCAGGTTCCACGATAAAAGAGGCCATCAAACTGGGACGTTTCGCGCTTGGCGTGGAACTGGAAGAGGAACGGTATAACCAGACGTTGGGAGAAGTATTCCCTGAACAGTCGAATGCCTCATAACACATTACAGCCCCGGCATAGTCTGGGGCTTTTTTATGCCCTCGATTCGTGGAGGACAATAACAGCGATAAGGGGTTTATCAATGTCCGAGCCGGTATCAGCTACAGCGGCTTCAGCGGCGCTTGCCACGGTCGGCGTTTTCGGCTGGTTCACCGGTCTGGATTACGGCGTGGTTTTCGGTGCCTTTGCTGGCGCTGTTTTCTACGTCACGTCAGCCGTTGACCTGTCAGCGTGGCACCGTATTTCGTATTTTGGCGTTTCATTCATGTGCGGCCTGTTTGGTGCCGGTGTTGCTGGCGCTAAGTTGGCGGCCTGGCTCAGTTACCCTGATAAACCATTGGATGCCTTGGGCGCGGTGATCATCTCCGCACTGGCGGTGCAGTTGCTTACGTTCGCCAGCAACAGGGCAAAGAACCCAACATCACTGATTGATCGGTGGAGGGGGCAAAGTGGTAATAAATGACCCGCTGGTAATCCTGAACGTGGTGGTGTGTACGTTGGTTGTTATCCGGCTGAGCTTCTTTCGAAAGAACGGGGCTACACATCGCCGCTGGGCGTCGTGGTTGGCCTACTTGCTGATCCTGATTTATGGTCATGTCCCGCTGCGTTTCCTGTTCGACCATTACGACGGCACGCGCTGGGCTATCCTCTTGCTGAACCTCGTTATCTGCATTGCAATATTCGCAGTGCGTGGGAACGTGGCGAAGATCATTAAAGTCCTGAGACATCCGCAATGACAAAAGATCAATTTACACGGGCGGCTTCCCTGAGCGCCGACTTAGCCGCGCGCTGGTATCCGCATGTGGTGTCCACGATGGCTGAATTCGATATTTCCACCCCGGCGCGTAAGGCGGCATTCATTGCGCAGGTGGGGCATGAGTCTGGTGGATTTAAAACGCTGGTCGAGTCCTTCAATTATTCGATCGCCGGCCTTTCGGTGTTTACGCGCCTCACTGCATCACAGCGTGAACAACTCGGGCGCCGGAATGGTGAAGGTCCACTGCCTGTTGAGCGCCAGCGCGCCATTGCTAATCTTGCTTATGGTGGCCGGTACGGAAACAAAGCCGCGGGTGACGGTTATAAATTCCGTGGTCGTGGCCTGAAACAAATCACGTTCCTCGATAACTATCTGGCCTGTGGCCGTGCGCTGGGCATTGACCTAATCACCGATCCTGACTTGCTTCTGAAAGATGAATACGCGGCGCGGTCGGCGGGCTGGTTCTGGAAAGCCAACAACTGCAAAAGCTTCGCCGACTCAGGCGACTTTGTGGGGCTGACCAAACGCATCAACGGTGGCGTAAATGGTCTGGCCGATCGGCAGGCTCGTCTGGCAATTGCCCAGAAAACACTGGGCATCTGAGAGGCACAACGTGGAAACATCCCTGTTCTCTGCTGTGCTTAAAGCTCACTGGAAATCGGCGGTTGCCATACTGCTGGCCGCCGCGCTTGTGTGGTGGATTGAGGGGCTGCGCTGGGACGCCAACGTGTCAAAGCTGAAAGCGACCCACACCGCAGAGCTGAAGAAAATCAGTGATCAGGCAGTGATTGACCTGACCAACCAGAAGAAACGCACCGAAGCGGCACAAACCGCATTGGCGGCGCTGGATGCCAAACACACGAAGGAATTAGCCGATGAACAGGCCAAGAATGACAGGCTGCGCGCTGATGTCGCTGCTGGCACTCGCCGGGTGCGGATCGCGGCAGCAAACCTTGCCACCTGCGAGCTCGTCGGGAACAGTACTACCGGAACCGGCGGCGTGGGCGATGCAGCACAAGTCGAACTCTCTGGCGCTGGTGGACGGGCTGTTCTCGATCTCCGAGCCAGCGCCATCAAAGACGACAAAGTGATCCAATACCTTCAGGGTTTCGCCGCTGAAGCCCGGAAGCGATGCAAAATCCAATAGGTAATGCTCAATGAAAACTGATAAGACAAGTGCAGAAATAGACCAGGCTGTTTCTCAATACAGCAGTTCTATGAGCATTGCGGTTCAAGATTCGTTAGCCACCAAGTTAAAACTCAGTCCTGAAATGAAAGTCGCAATCACTGAAGTGGTAGAGGAGACGATTAAGCGCGCTTTGCAACCGGGTGGGATTCTTTATCGAAGATAGCCAAGGCATTACAGCATGCATTCACTGAGTGCCTGTGATAATGATTATCATTTATGAAAGGTACTCCCGGCAGGGGGCCTCTCCACGGGGCGGCGCGCTCGCGGAAAACGGCTAGTTTTTCGGATCCTAGGTCATCATCATCATCTGTGCAGGTTATTGATTTTTATAATACCCAATTTGCAAAGATGTCGATTCGTTTAAAAAGTGTTCACCATCATGGACCAAGAGATCGCCTCACTCAAACTCAACATCAACCAGCTTGCAGGTATCACCGGTGTGCATCGGCAGACCGTCGCGGGGCGCCTGAAGAATGTTGATCCCGCCCCAGGCAGTAATGCGAAACTTAAATTATTTTCAGTTACAGATGTGCTAACTGAATTGATGACCCCCACGGTTTCAGGTGACGTCGCTGAAATGACGCCATCCGACCGCCTGGCGCACTGGAAGGCCGAGAATGAGCGGCTGAGTTTTGAGCAAAGCATGGGGCAACTTATCCCTGCGGAAGACGTGGCAAGAGAATTTTCGGTTATGGCGAAGGCAGTCGTTCAGGTACTGGAAACGTTGCCGGACGTGCTCGAGCGAGATTGTGCTCTTCCGCCGTCTGCCGTGATGCGAGTACAAAATATTATTGATGATTTGCGTGACCAGATTGCGCAGAAAGTCATTGACGCAGAACCGGAGGAGGAGACGTCTGAGGAGGACTGATGGCAAAGCGGGCTTCAGCGCGTGGTATCCGGAGAGATGTACCAGGAATACTTCGCGCACCGCGGCGTATGCTGGTTGCCGATGCGGTCAGCCAATATATGCGTGTACCGATGGGGGCTGGCAACTCCGTTCCCTGGGATCCGAATCTGGCGCCGTATGTCATTGAGCCTATGAATTGTCTGGCATCGCGTGAATACGATGCCGTGATTTTCGTCGGACCGTCCCGGACGGGTAAAACCATCGGCCTGATTGATGGCTGGATAGTCTACAACGTTGTCTGCGATCCCTCCGATATGCTGCTTATCCAGATGACAGAAGAGAAAGCGCGCGAACACAGTAAAAAGCGTCTTGACCGTACTTTCCGCAGCAGCCCTGAAGTAGCCAAGCGCCTGAGTCCCCGGCGTAATGACAACAACGTCTACGACCGAACGTTTCGCGCCGGTAACTACCTTAAAATCGGCTGGCCCTCTATTAACATCATGTCGTCATCCGATTATAAGTGCGTGGCGCTGACGGACTATGACCGCTTTCCCGAGGATATCGACGGAGAAGGTGACGGCTTCACACTGGCCTCAAAACGTACCACGACATTTATGTCATCCGGTATGACGCTGGTGGAGAGTTCACCGGGCCGCGATATCCGAGATACCAAGTGGCGGCGAAGTTCACTTCATGAAGCCCCGCCGACCACCGGCATTCTTTCATTATATAACCGCGGCGATCGCCGACGCTGGTACTGGCCTTGTCCGCACTGCGGCGAACACTTCCAACCGGCGAAAGATGTGGTGCAGGGCTATCAGAATATTGTCGATCCGGTGGTTGCCAGCGAGGCGGCATTCATTGAATGCCCACATTGCCGCGGAAAAGTCACAGCAGACCAGAAGCGCGCTTTAAATCAGAAAGGCGTCTGGCTGCGTGATGGCGAGAAGATTGACCGTGATGGCACTGTCACGGGCACGGCCAGACGCTCGCGCATTGCGTCATTCTGGATGGAAGGGCCTGCGGCGGCATACCAAACGCTTTCGCAGCTGGTCTACAAACTGCTTTCAGCTCAGCAGGATTACGAGGCGAACGGCAGTGAAGAAACCCTTAAAGCGGTGATCAACACCGACTGGGGTCTGCCTTACATTCCTCAGTCCAGTGCTGAGCAGCGGAAATCCGAAACCCTTATGGCACGCGCCGTTACCGTCACTAAGCGTACGGTGCCAGACGGCGTGCGTTTTCTGGTGGCGGCCGTTGACGTGCAGGGCGGGCGCAACCGGCGGTTCGTTGTGCAAGTTATTGGCTATGGCGCGCACGGTGAGCGGTGGATAGTCGACCGGTATAACATCAAACAGTCGATGAGAACGGGACCAAACGGCGAAAGTCCGCCGGTTGACCCTGCAGGCTATCTGGAAGACTGGAACCTGCTGCGCACCGACGTGCTGGATAAGACCTGGCCACTCGATAGTAATCCGGATGTTTCTCTGTCCGTCTTGGCGATGGCCGTTGATTCCGGCGGTGAAGACGGCGTCACCGGTAATGCCTATGAGTTCTGGCGACAATGCCGCCGCGATGGCGTACATAAGCGCGTTTATCTCTTTAAAGGCGACAGCACCACCCGCAGCAAGCTGATCACCAAGTCATTGCCGGACAATACCGACCGCCCAAACCGCCGGGCAGAGGCCCGCGGCGACGTGCCCCTCTATCTTCTGCAAACCAATATGCTCAAAGACCGGATCAGTAACGCGCTTCAGCGCGATACGCCGGGGGCTAACTACGTTCACTTTCCTGACTGGCTGGGAGAGTGGTTTTACGACGAACTGACCTATGAAGAACGAGGTGCTGACGGCAAATGGACGAAGCCTGGCAAAGGAGCGAACGAAGCGTTTGACCTGATGGTTTACGCCCATGCGCTGGTGATTTTGCGAGGGTACGAACGGATAAACTGGGAAAAGCCGCCTGATTGGGCGCAACCCATTCAACAATCCGCTCCCCTTGCACCTTCTGAAGCATCCGTTCCGAAACCCCGCAGCAACCATCAAAAACCGAAAACAACCCGCGTCAAGAAAGAGGATAAACCCTCTGCCTGGGCGCCATCAACATCAGGAGGCTGGGTATGAATCAGGCCGATATTGAAGACATGATCCAGCAGTATATGACTGCTGAACGCGCCGTCCTGCAGGGGAAATCCATCACCTTTAACGGGCAGTCCATGACGATGGAGAACTTAAGCGAGATACAAAAGGGGCGCGAGAAATGGGAGCGCCGGCTCAGCACGTTACTGGCTGCGCAGCGCGGGCGACCGCAATACCGGCTGGCGAGGTTTGTGTGATGAGCCTGATTGATGATGCCATTGGCATATTTTCGCCGGGCTGGAAAGCTTCCCGGTTGCGGTCCCGTGTGGCTATCAATGCCTATGAGGCAGCATTGCCGACCCGTACGCACCGGGCGAAGCGGGAAAACCGCAACGCAAATCAGCTCACGCAGTTTGCTGGCCGGTCGATCAGGGAGCAGGCGCGCTGGCTGGACAATAATCACGATCTGGTGATTGGCCTGCTGGACAAACTCGAAGAGCGTATTGTCGGCGCGCGCGGAATTGTGGTTGACCCTCAGCCCATCCTGAAAACGGGGCTGGTGGCCGATGAGCTCTCGAAACAAATACGGGCAGCCTGGGCGGAGTGGTCAGTTTCCCCCGATGTGACAGGGCAGTTTACCCGTCCCGTTCTTGAGCGGCTGATGGCAAGAACCTGGCTGCGCGACGGAGAGGTTTTCGGCCAGATGGTACGGGGTTCAGCACCCGGACTTACCCCGACGGCGAAAATTCCATTCTGGGTTGAGGCGCTGGAGCCGGACTACATTCCTTTGGAGATGAACGATACCGGGAAGGGAGTTTGTCAGGGGATCTATCTCAACAACTGGGGCCGCCCGACAAAGTATGTCGTCTATAAAAATCTGGTGACTTCAGGTGTGGCGCTCGGTAACACAAAAGAAATCCCCGCAGACGGCATGATGCACCTGAAATTCATGCGCCGGCTTCATCAGGTCAGGGGAAACAGCCTGCTATCCGGCATTCTGATCCGCCTGAGCGCGCTGAAAGAGTATGAAGATTCTGAACTGACGGCCGCACGTATTGCCGCCGCGCTGGGTATGTACGTCAAAAAAGGAGACGGGCAATCCTACGAAAACGCGGATGGTAATGGTAAGGACTCCCGCGAGCTTAATATTGAGCCCGGCATGCTCTTTGATGACCTCGAGCCCGGCGAAGAAATCGGAATGATTAAATCGGACCGGCCGAATCCTAACCTTGAGACGTTCCGCAACGGGCAGCTCAGGGCGGTGGCCGCCGGCAGCCGCAGCAGCTTTTCCAGTATCTCCCGCAACTACAACGGCACTTACAGTTCTCAGCGTCAGGAGCTGGTGGAGTCCTTTGAAGGCTACGGCATTCTTCAGGATGCATTTATTGCCGCAGTGACCCGACCGATGTACCGCAGCTGGTTGCAGATGGCGATCACGGCAGGCGTGATCGACGTACCGCCCGATGTGGACATGGCGACGTTGTTTAATGCGGTCTACAGCGGGCCGGTGATGCCGTGGATTGACCCGATGAAAGAGGCCAACTCCTGGCGCGTGCTGTTACGCGGCGGTGCGGCGACAGAAGGGGACTGGGTCAGGGCGCGCGGCGCGAATCCGGGCGATGTAAAACGCCGCCGCAAGGCGGAAGTCGACGAAAACAAAACGTTAGGTCTGGTCTTCGACACGGACCCGGCAAACGATAAAGGGGAAGCCAGTGCGAAAGAATCGAAGAAATAAACTGGGTGTGTCACCCAAGGCCTCCGCAGGGGACAAAAGCTGGTTCCGCATGAAGGCCAGCGGTGACAAGACTGCTGATATTTATATTTATGACGAGATTGGTTACTGGGGCGTGACCGCCCGTCAGTTCGCCAGCAGCATGAAAGCGCTGGGCGATCTGGACCATATCAACTTACATATCCACTCGCCGGGCGGAGACGTCTTTGACGGCATTGCCATTTACAACCTGCTAAACAGTCATACGGCAAGCAAAACCGTGTACATCGACGGCCTTGCCGCTTCAATGGCCTCGGTGATTGCCATGGTGGGTAATCCCATCATCATGCCTGAAAACGCGATGATGATGATCCACAAGCCCTGGGGGATAACCGGCGGTGATGCCAACGACATGCGCGACTATGCCGACCTGCTGGATAAGGTCGAAGCCGTGCTGATCCCGTCCTATGCCAAAAAAACCGGTAAATCTTCTGACGAACTTGCCCTGTTGCTGGGTGAGGAAACGTGGATGACCGCTCAGGAGTGTCTTGAGCACGGTTTTGCTGACCAGATTTCTACCGCGGTGCAGGCAATGGCCCGCATTAATTCAAAACGTATCGAGGAATTCGACGCTATGCCAAACGCACTGAAAAACATGATCACCAAGCCGAAAGCGACCACTCAGGCACCGGCTAATCCGCAACCAGCCCCAGCGCCTGCGGCGGTTCCTGTCCCCGCGGCACTGGATGAAAATACCATCCGCAATCAGGTCATCGCCGCGCAGAAACAGCGCGTCACGGGGATCAAAGACCTGTTCGCCATGTTTGGGGGCCGCCATCAGGAATTACAGGCGTCATGCATTGAAGATATCGACTGTACGGTCGATCAGGCCAAGGACAAACTGCTGGTCATGCTGGGGAAAGATGCCAGCCCGTCCAATAAAAACGGAAACAATGCGCACATTCATGCCGGAAACGGGAATTTCACCGGCGATGGGATCCGTCAGGCGCTGATGGCGCGCGCAGGCTTCGAAGACCGCCAGAACGACAACGTGTATAACGGCATGACCCTGCGCGAATATGCGCGCATGTCGCTGACCGAGCGCGGGGTGGGCGTTGCGGCTTATAACCCGATGCAGATGGTGGGACTGGCGATGACGCACACCACCTCTGATTTTGGCAATATTCTGCTGGATGTGGCGAACAAATCTCTGCTGCAAGGCTGGGAAGAGTCACAGGAGACATTTGAAGCCTGGACGAAGAAAGGGCAGCTCTCTGACTTTAAAACGGCGCACCGCGTCGGGCTGGGTGGCTTCCCGTCACTGCGTAAGGTACGCGAAGGGGCGGAATACAAATACGTCACGACGACAGATAACAGCGAAACCATTGCGCTGGCCACCTATGGTGAAATTTTCTCCATTACCCGTCAGGCCATCATCAACGACGATCTGAACCAGCTGACCGATGTACCGATGAAGATGGGCCGCGCCGCAAAAGCCACCATCGGCGATCTGGTGTATGCCGTGCTGACCGGTAACCCGAAATTATCAGACGGCAAGGCGTTGTTCAGTAGCGATCATAAAAACCTGGCAACCGGTGCCATTGACGTCACGAACCTTGATGCGGGCCGCCAGCTGATGCGTGTTCAGAAAGAGCCAACCACCGGTCGCACCCTGAATATCCGTCCGGCATTCCTGCTGGTGCCAACCGCCCTCGAAACCGTGGCAAACCAGACCATCAAATCTGCCAGCGTGAAAGGTGCCGACGTTAATGCCGGTATTATCAACCCGATCCAGAACTTTGCGACGGTGATCGGTGAACCGCGTCTGGATGACAACAGTACCAAATCCTGGTACCTGGCAGCTGCACAGGGTATGGACACCATTGAAGTAGCTTATCTCAACGGCGTCGAATTGCCTTACATCGATCAGCAGGAAGGATTCAGTTCTGACGGTATTGCAACGAAAGTGCGCATTGATGCTGGCGTTGCGCCGCTCGATTACCGCGGTCTGGTGAAATCCTCCGGACAGTAATCATACTTCCGCTTTCTCCGAATGCCCGTAAGGGCTTTTTTTATACCTAAAATTCGCCCCTTCCGGGGCGTCTGGAGTTTTCCAATGGCTAAGAATTTTGTGCAGGAAGGTCAGACGATTTCCATTACTAATACCGGCTCAGCCGCAATCGTCAGCGGCGACCCCGTAGTAATGGGTTCCCTGCTGGTTGTATCACTGGTGGACATTGCGCCAAATGAAACCGGCGAGGGTATGGCTGAAGGGGTGTTCCTGCTGCCGAAAGTTTCCGCCGATGTCATTCCCGCAGGCACAAAAGTGTTTATCGCGGACGGCGAAATTCAGCTGGCCTCTGCGGATGCGGTCGCTGCGGGTATTGCCTGGGAAGCCGCCGGTGCGGGCAGCACTTTTGTTGAAGTGAAAATCAATGGCTAACGCCTTTGATGCGTTGGCAGCGCGGATGGATGCGGTAACGACCGCGCGGTTTGGACGGGAGGTGGTAATCAATAGCGCCGTGTTTATCGGTGTTGAAAGCCATTTTCTGCCTGAGATGGGGCCGGTGAGCGGTGACGGCTTGTCTGTCGTGGTTTTCTCACCCGATTACCGTCCGCACCGTAACGATCAGGTGGTTTATCAGGGAGAAAGTTACATTGTCACCCGTCATCAGTTGTTTAACGGTAAACCTCAAATCTGGCTGGAGTAGGAGGGCGAGCAATGTCGGTAAAAGGGTTAGAAAAAGCGATTGAAAACCTGAACAGCCTGAGCCGATGGATTGTACCGGACGCGACGGCTAAGGCTCTGAATCGTGTAGCGGGCCGAACGATAAGTCACGGGAGTCGCAAAGTAGCGAAAGAGGCGACGGTAGATGATAACCGTAAGAAAGGTTTGCCGGTTCGCCTGGTGCGACAACGGGCAAAGCTCAGGAAAGCCAAACCTGATCGCCTGATCGCCTCGATTAAAATCAACCGTGGCAACCTTCCTGCTATCAAACTGGGCGCCGCCCGGACACGGTTATCACGGCGTAAGGGCGCAAAAAACGGGCATGGAAGCGTCCTAAAAGTGGGTCCCTACACCTTCCGAAACGCTTTTATTCAACAACTCGCTAATGGCCGTTGGCAGGTCATGCGCCGCGTGGGACAGGCTCGTTATCCCATTGACGTGGTGAAAGTGCCTCTGGATGTCCCGCTGACTGAGGCGTTTACCACGATATCCAAAGGACTGATTGAGAGTGATATGCCGAAAGAGCTGTCTTCTGCCCTGAAAAATCAACTAAGGATCCACCTGAAGCGATGAATAAACACAGCGCTATCCGAGCGGCCGTGCTGGCGAAGCTGCGAGGCGATATTACTGATCCAGTGACCTGGTTCGACGGACGGCCCGTTTTTCTTGAAGAGCAAGATTTGCCGGCCGTTGCAGTGTATCTGTCGGATGCCGAGTACACCGGCGACACGCTGGATGAAGACAGCTGGCAGGCCGTGTTGCACGTTGAAGTTTTTCTGAAAGCAGTAAACCCAGACAGCGCACTTGATGCCTGGATGGAGGAAAAAGTCTATCCCTCGATGGCGTCTATACCTGCCTTGGCTGACTTAATCGAAACCATTACACCGCAGGGCTATGACTATCAGCGTGATGACGAAATGGCCACGTGGGGTTCGGTTGATCTGTCCTATTCCCTCACTTATTCAATGTAAGGATTTTTTATGCCTACTCCAAATCCACTGGCGCCGGTTAAAGGTGCAGGGACAACGCTCTGGTTGTACACCGGATCGGGTAATGCTTTTGCTAACCCGCTCTCAGATATTGACTGGAACCGCCTTGCTAAAATCAAGGACCTCACTCCGGGTGAGATGACTGCGGAGTCCTACGATGATACTTATCTGGACGATGAAGACGCGGACTGGAATGCTACCGCTCAGGGGGCAAAATCTGCAGGTGATACCTCTTTCACACTCGCATGGAAGCCCGGTGAAGAGGGACAGAAAGACCTGGTCGCATGGTTTATTGATGGCTCAGTTCGCTATTACAAAATCAAATACCCCAACGGCACTGTTGACGTTTTTCGCGGCTGGTGCAGTAGCCTGGGTAAAGCGATCCCTGCAAAAGAAGTCATCACCCGTACAGCGAAAATTACCAACACAGGTAAGCCGGAGCTTGCTGAGGAGAGCGGCACCCCGAATATCCCAGTCACGGGCGTAACGCTCGATAAAGCGACCGCAAGTGTCGCTGCAGCCGCGGCAACCACGCTCAACGTGACGGTTAATCCTGCCAGTGCGTCAGATAAGTCATTCCGTGTGGCCACCTCCGACGGGACAAAAGCGAGCGTATCGGTGAACGGCAATGTGATCACCGTGACCGGCGTGGCGGCAGGCTCTGCTGACATTATTGTTATGACCAGTGACGGAAACTTCGTTGCAGTCTGTAAAGTCACCGTGACCGCCGCATAAGGAGTAGATCATGTTTCTTAAAAAAGAAAATTTCAGTTATAACGGCGAGTCTGCAACCCTCTTCGAACTGTCTGCGCTTCAGCGAATTGAGTTCCTGACCTTTATGGCTCAGGAAGAAAAAACGGTCAGCGTAGACAGTGAAGGGATCAGCGATCAGGAAATGACGGCCAGGCTGATTGGTTCGAATATTCGCTGCGGTGCACGTCTGATCGCAATGTCATTGTGGCATAACGATCCGACAGGTACAGACGTTGATACATTGTATCAGCAGGTTCTGAACAGCTGGCCGCCGGAGGCGATCGGTAAAGCCGAAATGCAGATTAAACTGCTCTCCGGCATGCTTGTTCCGATAGAGGGTTCTGACGGCGAAGATTCAGAAGACGCAGACGGAACCGAAAAGGCAGAGCCTGTTACTGCGGAAAAGCCCTTGCCAGCGAGCTAAAGTTTATCCTGAATCTGGCGCGCGAGTTTGGACGGCCCGACTGGCGCGCCATGCTGGCTGGAATGACTTCCACTGAGCTGGGCGACTGGCACCAGTTCTATCGGGAGCATTATTTTCAGGACGCTCAGCTCGATGCGCATTTCTCCGGGCTGCTTTATTCCATCTCCACACTCTTCTTCCGCGATCCGGAACTTACCCCCGCACATTTCAGCCTGCTTTCTCCTTCCGGGAATGTCATTAGTGAAGACGAACCGGACGATGACACGCTGATGACCGCAGCTGAGGGGATCACAGGAGGTACCCGATATGGCCCAGCAGATTAGCGACCTGGTCATCAATCTTGATGTTGATAGTGCGACCTTCAGCGAGCAGGTAGCCCGGATTAAGGGGCAACTGACTGGTGTAGCGAACGAGTCAGATAAAGTTCAGGCGCGAATGCAACGTGCTGCAGATCTGCAAAGTGCCTCACTCAAAAGTGTGGGTGACGCCAGCGCCGCTGCCGCTGCCGAAATGAAATCCCGACAGGGTGCCGCAACGGAAGGGCTCACTAAGGATTGGCTGAGCGTATCAAAATCTGTTGATGAAACGCACCGGCGCGTAACTGAACTCAATCAGCGCATGCGCGAGAATGACGGCCAGGCTGCGGCGCTTGCAAAGCGGCAGGATGAACTCGCTGCGTCATTCTTTCGTCAGATAGATGGCGTTCGTCAGCTCAGCGGCGAAACGCAGTCACTCACCAACGTACAAACGCGTTTACGTGCGGCGAGGGCACAGGGGAACATAACCCAGCAGGATTACCTCGCGCTTATTTCGCACACAGCGGCCAGGCAAAAAGAGCTGCAGGTCGTGGAGGACAAAGCATCAGCCGCGCGAACGCGTTTCCTTACTCAGCTGAAGCAACAAGTTGTTGAGCAAAAACTTTCGGGCACTGAACTGTTGCGCATGAAAGCAGCGCAGGTCGGGGCCAGCGATGCGGCAGAGGTTTACATCCGTAAGCTTGAGGCGGCTAAAGTCGCCACGCACGGGTTGGGTTTACAAAGTTCGGCAGCACGTCGCGAGATCGGTATCCTGATTGGTGAAGTCGCCAGAGGAAACTTTGGTGCGCTGCGTGGCTCCGGTATTACCCTTGCCAATCGCGCCGGATGGATTGATCAGCTTTTGACTTTGCGTGGGTTGGGCATCGCGGGTGTGGTTGGAGGGATTGGTGCGGCGGTTCTTGGCCTGGGTAAAGCCTGGTATGACGGCAGTAAAGAGTCAGAGGAGTTTAACAAACAGCTAATTCTCACAGGGAATTACGCGGGTAAAACGTCAGGACAACTTCAGGTGTTGGCTCGCTCGCTGGCGGGTAACGGCTTAACCCAACACGCTGCTGCTGGTGTGCTGGCGCAGGTCGTGGGAAGCGGTGCATTCAGCGGTAACGATGTCAGCATGGTGAGCAATGTTGCAGCCAGACTCCAGCAGGCCACCGGGCAGGCGGTCGACGAAACCATTAATCAGTTTAAACGCCTGAAAGATGATCCGGTTAACGCCGTCGCAACGCTCAACGATTCCCTGCATTTTCTGACGGCCACCCAATATGAGCAGATTACTTCTGCTCAGGCGCTGGGTGATACGCAGAAAGCAGCAGAGATTGCCATGCAGGCGTATTCAGATGCGGTCATTCAACGCGCTAGTGCGGTCGAGGATAATCTTGGCTCGCTCGAAAAGGCCTGGAACTGGGTAAAAAATTCCGCTTCCGGTGCATGGGATGCCATGCTTGGCGTCGGGCGAAATCCCGATACGGCGATGAAACGCCAGGACACCTTCGCTGACTGGCAGGCAGCTGAAAAACAATACCGTCTGCTGTCGGATAATCTCAACGTTGACCCGGATTACTCCGGCAACAACTTTCTTCAGAAAGCTGATGCGGAGAGGCTGAGAAACGCGCGTCAGCAGGTAGAGCTTAAAAAGCAGGCTTACGATCTCGCCGATCAGCAATATGCGCAGGAAGGGCTCGCCAGCGCACGGGAAAAAATGCGCACTGACCAGCAGAGTCAGGCTATCCGAAACCAGCAACAGTTTAACCAGCTGGTCGATTCCGGCGAAGCGGCAGCAGAAAAGCGCGCAACGGCAGAGAAAAAGCTTAATCAGCTTATTGAGAAAAACCGGCAGGATGCGAAAGACGGCATCGCCACACGGTGGACTGAAAAGGACATTGCTGCGGCAAGGGCTGGCATTGAAAAACAGTGGAAGGACCCCAAAACACCGAAAGGTAAAAGCTATACCACTCCGGCAGGTGAAAGAGCAGAAGAAAAGTCGCAGGCTGAACTGCTTACGCTTCGGGCACAGCTAAAGACGCTTGAGCAGCATACCAGCGTAAACGATGTTATCAGTAAGCAACGGCAGGATCTGTGGCAGGCTGAAAATCAATTCACCGTACTGCAGGAGGCTGCTGGGCGACGCCAGCTCACGGCTCAGGAAAAATCACTGCTGGCGCACAAGGATGAAACGCTCGAGTACAAACGGCAACTGGCCGATCTGGGTGATAAGGTCGCCAGTCAGCAAAAGCTGAACCAACTTGCGGATCAGGCCGCAAAGTTTGAACAGCAACAAACAGCGGCTCGGGCGGGTTTGCAGGCGCAGTCCAGGGGGGTATCCACTCGTGAGGCCGGACGACAAACCACGCTTCAGCGTCTCAGTGAAAGCTATTCGTATAATCCGCAGGCGCAGCAAAAAGTACTCGAAGAACAAAGGGCAACGTTCGAGGCGGAAGATGCCCTGCGTGCGAACTGGTTGGCCGGTGCGAAACAGGGCTGGGCTGAGTATCAGGATTCAGCAACGAACGTCTTTAGCTCGGTACAGCAGATTTCGCAGGCCACGTTCAGCGGGCTGGCGGGGCAGCTGACCAGTCTGACGACAACCGGAAAGGCGAGTTTCAAAGACTTCACCAGCTCGATACTTAAAATGATTGTCTCCGTAATCAACCAGCTGCTGGTGGCCTACGCCATCCAGTCTGCTATGGGCTGGTTAAGTGGTGGGTCTAAAACTTCATCGACAGGACAATCATTTGCGGTACCGTCGTTCCGCCCGTCGGGCTATGATGTTGGCGGCTATACCGGGCACGGCGGCAAGTATGAGCCTGCCGGTGTTGTTCACCGTGGAGAATTTGTTTTCACAAAAGAATCAACCAGCCGAATCGGTGTAACTAATCTCTATCGTCTGATGCGCGGTTATGCCACGGGCGGTCTGGTGGGCGGAGGCAGTGTAGCCGGTCAAGGTCTGGGTGGGATAAGCGTTTACGCGCCGGTCACGGTTACGCAGCAGGGCGATAATGGCACTGTTAACAGTGCTAACGCCACCAGCACTGCAAAACAGCTGCAGGGCATTGTACAGACTGTGCTAACTGACCGGTTTAAAAAAGAGATGGGGCCGGGCGGCTTACTTTACAAAGGAGGTCGATGATGACGGACAGTTTCAACTGGCGAACCCGCAAAACGGCACAGGGGTCCCATAACGTCAGTACGTTACAGGCACAGTTCGGTGATGGTTATAAGCAGGTGTCGGGGATTGGCATCAACAACACTGCTGAAACATGGGATCTCGACTGGACTGGGAAACGTGCTGAGGCGGCGACACTTCGGGCATTTTTACTCAGTCACGTCGTCTCCTCATTCTGGTGGACCAATCCCTGGGGCGAAAAGAAACTCTACCGTGTTAAAAATGATTCCGTAGCGGTGTCATTTCCAGCAGGTGATAAGGCAACGTTGTCTTTCACCTTTGAGCAGGCGTTTGCCCCATAAAATACATGACAGATTTTCAGTTCTGTCCAGCCGTTAAGGAATAGTTGGGCGTCGCCCGCGAAGGTTAAGAACGGGTTGCTTAGGAGTATCTGGCGAAGAAGTCGTGGAGGCTTACGCAGGCAACTACTCCTCATCGGAGGTTTTTTGCGTTGCCATGCATAACTTCGCTGCTATCATTCTTCTAATTATTAAGGGGAGATTGATGAAAAAAATGCTTTTAGCAGTGCTGGCGCTTGGACTTACGGGATGTGTAAACCCATACAATTACAGAGAAGACCAAAAACCAGAGGCATTATTTTCTACATCAAGAGACGCCTCTGATGTCCAGCAGTGTATTCTTGCTGCATGGCAAAATACCCCTCTTATGTCAGCAATTTTACAACAGAAAACCGGAATGTATTACAGCGTGCTGGCGTCAGGTGATAATGTTGATGTCTATAGTGATAATGGAAGAACACTAATTAAATTCTATTCCCTTCGTGGTTCTTTGGATATTACGAATGGAAAAGAAAAGAGAATTTCCGGAATAAAGTCTTGTTTGTAGCGATATTAATGAATACTTATAAACCCGCCATTGAGCGGGTTTTTTATTGCCCGGAGTAAATATGAGCTTTAATCAGGATATTCAGCAGCTTGAGCCAGGCAGTCTTATCCAGTTGGTGGAGATTGACGGTACAGCATTCGGTTTGGATAAAATTTTGCGTTTTCATGCTTATAACATCAGCTCGCCCGGCTGGAAGAGTTTTGCGGTCGAACATCTTCCTTCCATTATCTGGCAGGGTAATGAGTATGATCCCCACCCTTACGAAGTCAAGGGTCTTGAGTTATCGAGTACAGGAGCTCAGCCCACCCCGTCGCTGTCTGTCGGTAACGTGGGCAACTACGTCACCGCCCTCTGTATCCAGTATCAGGACATGGTGAAAGCGAAGGTAAAAATTCATACCACACTGCTGAAGTACCTTGATGCGGCAAACTGGCAACAGGGCAACCCGGATGCCAACCCGCGTGAAGAGCGTGTCCAGCTTTTCTATGTGAATGCCAAAACGGCGGAGACGCGCATTCAGGTTGATTTTGAGCTGTGCTCACCTTTTGACGTGCAGAGCCTGCAACTGCCTTCTAGGCAAATCACCCCTTTGTGCACCTGGTGCATGCGCGGACTCTACCGGTCGGGAACCGGGTGTGACTATAACGACACAAATTACTTTGCCAAGGATGGCACACCGACGAACGACCCGTCAAAAGACCAGTGCGGCGGCAGACGGCGGGACTGTGAAGACCGTTTTGGTAAAGGCAATCCTCTTTCTTTCGGGGGCTTTCCGGGGGCGAACCTTCAGGGGAAATAATAATGCGCGAAAAACTGCTTAACGCTATCAGGGAACACGTGGCGGCAGAGTATCCGAATGAAGCCTGCGGCGTGATTATTCAGGAGGGAAACAGTCAAAAATACGTCCCGTGCCGGAATGTGGCAGAAAAACCGCAGGAAGATTTTGTGATGCACACCGCTGATTATCTCACTGCACAGCAGCGAGGGGATGTGCTGATGGTCGTGCATTCACATCCTGATGTGGCTTACCTCGTCCCGTCTGAAACTGACCGTATTCAGTGCGATCACTCCGGGCTGGAATGGGGGATTATGTCCTGGCCGGACGGTGACTGGTGCACACTGTGTCCGCGCGGTGAGCGTGATTATACCGGCCGCGTCTGGGTGCTGGGGCACGCCGACTGCTGGTCACTCATCATGGACTGGTACAAGCGGGAATATGGCATTGTCCTGCGCAACTGGTCGGTACCTTACGAGTGGTGGGAAGGTGGGAAGGAAAGCCTTTATGACGACAACTGGCAGAATGAGGGCTTTATTGAGGTGCCGGTCAGCGAAATGCAGACGGGCGACATGCTGATGTTTCAGGCTGGCGCGCCCGTGACTAACCACGCCGGAATTTATCTCGGCGATAATCAGATGTTGCACCACAATTCCGGCCAACTTTCCACGCGCGTACCGCTCGGGAACTACTGGCGCGAACGTCTGGTGCGGGCGGTGCGACACAGGGAGCGAATGCATGCTTAAAACAATGATTCTGAAAGGTGCTGCAGCGAAGAAGTTTGGCCGAATTCACCGCTTTCATGTACAAGACCTGCGCGAAATGTTGCGCGCCATGTGTTCACAGATTCCGGGGTTTCGTAAGTACATGGCCACCGCACATCACGATGGCGTAACCTTTGCTTTTTACCGCGAAGACATCAACATCGGTATTCAGGAATTCGATATGTCTTCTACGGCTGACGAGTTCACCATGCAATCCATCCCCAAGGGTTCCAAACGCGCCGGCACGCTACAGATTGTTATTGGGGCCGTGGCTTTGGTGGCCGCATTCTTTACCGCGGGCGCGTCAATGGCGGCATGGGGTGCTGCTTTGAGTGCTGGCGCCATGTCCGCTACTACAGTACTTACCGGGATCGGGCTGTCCATGACGTTAGGTGGTGTAGTGAGTATGTTGACCCCACAGCCACAATTTAACGTCGGATCCTCTTCAAGTACAGATAACAAACCTAACTACGCGTTTGGTTCCCCGGTGAACACGGTGGCAATGGGTTATCCGGTCGCCGTGTTTTATGGTCAGCGCGAAATTGGCGGTGCCATTATCAGCGCGGGTAGTTTTACCAGCGATCAGCAATAATTAATTAACGCCGAAAGGCAGGAGTTATGTATGAATGTGATTATTAAAGATGCCAAAGGTGGGGCTATGGTCTATAACCCCGATGGCACTATTCGCGTCTATCTTCCATGGCTTGGATTATCTGAATTAACTCATGAAAAGCCGCCGACGAGCGATTATTCACTGGGTCCATTCCAGTCCTCTCAAGAAAGCTAATTAAGTTTTTATGTAGGGTGGCATTATCCCGACCAATCAGTTCTACCAGAGCTGAAAAGGCAACCTGAAGAGCAATTATTCTGCCATCATCAGTGGCAGTCGTTTGAATATCCATTTAATTTCCTTACACGGAGTTAATCAGCCATCCCTCCAGTGAATGACGGTCATGCTCCAAACATGTCCGGGCTGAATACTCACCATATCTCTATCGGTAAATCAGCAACATCCTGATATTCGATCAGTCATCAACTCACGGCCGCCTTGTGCGGCCTTTTTTACAGGTGAAATATGCGACTTCTCCAAGGTGAAACAATACAGGGCAGTAAGGGCGGCTCAGCAAAAGCGCACACGCCCGTAGAACAGCCAGATGACCTGCTGTCCACAGCGAAGCTGAAAATGCTGCTGGCCATTGCCGAAGGGGAGATTCAGGGTGACCTGACCGCGCAGCAAATTTTCCTGAATGACACACCACTGGCGAACCAGGACGGCAGCTATAACTTTACCGGCGTCGTATGGGATTTTCGCCCAGGCTCACAGGATCAGACGTACATTCAGGGCATGCCGGAAATTGATAACGAGCTCGCGGTGGGTATTGAGGTAAAGCAAAACACGCCGTGGACGCGCCAACTCAGCAACCTTCAGCTTGATGCCGTGCGAATCAAACTGAGCCTGCCTGTTCAGGTGCTATATAAAGATAATGGCGATCGTGTGGGGACGTCCACTGAGTATGCTATTGACCTGTCCACGGACGGCGCCGCGTGGCAGACGGTGGTAAACACCTCATTCACCGGTAAGACAACATCCGAATACCAGCGTGACCACCGTATAAATCTACCCCGTGCAAACACCGGCTGGGCAGTGCGCGTGCGGCGCATCACGCCGGATTCAACCTCGCAGAGCCTGATTAATGCATTCAAGGTGTTCTCTTACGCCGAGGTCATTGACAGCAAGTTACGCTATCCCAACACAGCACTTCTCTTTGTTGAGGTGGACGCACAGCAGTTTAATGGTGCTGCTCCAAAAATTACCTGCAAGCCGAAAGGCCGTAAAATTCGTGTGCCGTCGAATTACAACCCGGCAACCCGTGAATACAGCGGTTCGTGGAACGGCGAATTTGTCTGGGCATGGACGAATAACCCGGCATGGATATTTTATGATCTGGTGCTGAACAAAATCTTTGGCATGGGAAACCGTGTCGATGCCACCATGATTGACCGGTGGGAGTTGTACGCTATCGCGCAATACTGCGACGAAAAAGTGTCTGACGGAGCCGGCGGCACTGAACCCCGCTTTACCTGCGACGTTTATATTCAGAGTCAGCAGGACGCCTATACCGTGCTCAAGGATATTGCGGCCATTTTCCGGGGGATCACGTTCTGGGGAAATAACGAAATCTTCGTCAATGCTGACGTGCCGCAGGTGGACGCAGAAGGTAATGTTGACCCGGATTACGTTTATCACGCATCAAACGTGGTCAGCGGCCTGTTTACACGCGCAGGCGGTTCGTACAAAAACCGCTATTCGTCCTGTCAGGTCAGCTATTCAGACCAGCAAAACCATTACAGCGACACCGTCGAAACGGTTTATGACTCAGATCTGGTGGCGCGATATGACGTACAGGAAATGCAGCTCACTGCCATTGGTTGCACCTCGCAGAGCGAGGCACACCGCCGCGGACGCTGGGCGTTGTTGTCCAACGCGAAAGATGGCTCAATTTCGTTCGGGGTGGGGCTAGACGGCCATATCCCGCTTCCTGCCTCCATCATTGGCGTAGCGGATCCGTTCTTTGCCGGAAAAGAAAACGGCGGCCGTATCAGTGCCATAGATGGCCGGAACGTCAAACTTGACCGGGAGATAGAATACAAAGCCGGTGATCGTCTTGTCATAAACCTTCCTGACGGTACCGGCCAGGTGCGAACTATTGGCAGCATCAGTGCAGATAAACGCACCGTCACCGTGAATACTAACTGGACAATCAATCCGGTCGCCGGTGGTGTTTGGGCTATCGACAGTGACAGCCTGGCGATTCAGTACTACCGCGTCACGTCGGTGCTGGCTAATGATGACGGTACCTTTACGGTGTCAGGCATCGAGCACGATCCGACGAAGTACCGCTATATCGATGATGGTGTGCGCATTGACTCCCCGCCGGTCACCGTGACGCCGGTGAACGTCATGAACGCCCCGCGAAACGTGGTAATCAGCGAAAGCAGCTATGTGGTTCAGGGGCTGACCGTCGCGAGCCTGAATGCTGCATGGGATAAGGTTGACGGCGCTATCCGCTATCAGGCCCAGTGGCGCAAAGATAACGGCGACTGGATTAACGTCAGTCAGACCAGCGCGCAGGGATTTAGCGTCCAGGGCATTTACTCCGGGCTGTATGACGTGCGTGTGAGGGCGGTTAACGCCGGTGATGTTTCATCACCGTGGGGGTATGCGGAATCTACTAACCTGACAGGGAAGGTCGGTAAACCCGGCACGCCGGTGAATCTGATTGCTTCAGAAAATGTGGTCTGGAATATCAACGTTCAGTGGGCTTTCCCCGCTGGCGCCGGAGACACGGCTTACACTGAAATACAGGTGGCCACGACCGCTGACGGCATTAACCCGCAGTTTCTTGCAAACGTTCCTTATCCGGGAGTGAGTTATCAGCACGGGCCTATGCCTGCCGGCGTGCGTCGCTGGTACCGGGCGCGGCTTGTCGATCGTATCGGAAATACCGGTGACTGGACTGGTTTTGTTGGCGGGGCAAGTAATGCGGATGCCGATGATATTCTCGGGACTGTTATCGAAGATTTCATGAATTCGGAAGATGGTAAGGCGCTTTTAACTCCGCTGCAAACCAGTCCTGAAGCCCTCTTACAGGATATCCTTGCGACTTACGATACGGCTAACCAGCAATGGGCGCAGTACGGCGACAACAGGGCGGGGATCATCCAGGCGCAAAAAGTGGCTGCTAACGCTGAAAGTTCTGTGGCTCAGCTTGAGACGGATGTGGTGGCTCAGTTCGCCGAAACAGAAGCGGCACTTCAGGAGAAGTTTACCGCCTATGCAGATGCATCGGGCGGCTCAGCTATCTACACGCTGAAAACCGGCCTGAAATATGGTGGCGTTAATTATGACGCTGGGCTCTCCGTTGCGGTCACTATAAATGGCTCAACCGTTGATACGCGTGTCGCCATCAACGCCGATAAATTTGTGATTGCCAGTGGCAGTGGCAACAACATTTATTCTCCTTTCACGGTACAAAACGGCCAGGTCTTCATCTCTCAGGGTTTTATCGGGAATGGTTGGATCACCAATGCGATGATTGGAGATTACATTCAGTCGAATAACTTTGTAGCTGGAGTCTCAGGTTGGCAATGGAACAAAGATGGCACAATGCAGAACTACGGAAGTGATGGCGGGGGCGCAACCAAGCAAACCAACACCACTTACAGTACCAAGGACGAGAACGGGGTGCTTCGTGCTCAGTTTGGCAAAATCACGGGAGTGTTCTGATGGCAGATTGGGGAATACAGACCTGGGATGCGAACGGTAACCCTAATAACACCGGTATCGTGCCGGTGTTGGTTGTGGCAACCGTGTATTTAAGTGCCGGGCAGGTTTCCGGCACGTACTCCTATACCGTCCCGTCAGGGTTTCGTGTTGAAGCAATCCAGTCCCCAATAACAGGAGATGCTTATTCCGGATCACGCCGGAAAATCACGGGGTCAGGCGGAACGATATCGATTAGTGATGCGAATGGCGACTATTCAGCTGGGACATATACCGCTGATGAATGTTGGTTAATCATTTATTTGGTAAAAGCATAATGGCAACTTGGGGCGCACTATTTACCGACCAGTATGGTAATCCGTGGATTACTCCAGATACGACACCGATGTGTCTTGTTCAGAAAATAGTTTTAAATCCAACTTCGGCTGGGTCATATAACTTGCCAGTAAACTCATCGTCACCTTTCATTATCGCCTGTCACGCAACAGTGGGCAATGTGCTGTTCTATATCAGAAAGGTCGATTCCACTTATACCCTGAATTATAAGGTTGCGGGGACCGGCGGCAGTCCGGGAACTGTCACCATTTACATTTTTGGATACGTCATACCGCAACCGCTGCCTAAATGGGGAGTTGCCATCTGGAATGCTGCGGGGCAGTGCATTTTGACCAATGAAACTAAGGTGATGAATCCACCGGTTGGGTACGGGACCATAGGTTCTACAACCGACATCGGGTATTTGGTTGATAAAACTGTCAGTGGGAAATGGGCCGTGTTGCCCAGAGTGGTGGGTGTTGTGGTGGGCGTTATGGGCACCACCCAGCCACGCCCGTGGTCTTCTCCCATTGATACTTCAGCATACTACGACGGTTCTTCTACTCGCATCAGGGCCGGTCAGCGCGATGCGCCTGGTGAAGAGTTACACAATGTCGGCTATTCAAACTCGCGCGATCAGATATTCGCAATTGATGTTTCACGTTATTAATCAATAAATAACGATAACGATCGTTTTAAACGATCAATATCAATATATTGATCTATATAACCAATTATCCCCGCTCAATTTTCATTGTTAATGTCTTTTTATCTACGTTGATAGGGACATAAACATGAAGAATATTTTAATGGTTCTTGCCATTGCTTTGATGGTTTCCGGTTGTGCAGGAATGCTTGAAAAGCAGGATCCCGTTTGTGCTGGCGTTGCGCTGGTCGCAGGGCAGGAAACCAATGTGCAGATTTATGGCGTTCGTAAGGTAGCCAGCCAAACCCAGTATAAAGCAGGTGATCCATTCGGCTGGCGCTGGGTAAATAAGACGAATTTCATCAGCACAACGTGCGATAAATAACCACACTATTTCACATGAACCCGCTTCGGCGGGTTTTTTTATGCCCGGAGAAAAGCATGTCAGCAGGCACAATCGCATTAACTAACAATTCAGCAGCAGTTGCTGGTACCGGAACGGCATTCACCACCGATTTAAAAGCGGGTGACTTCGTAGTCGTTATAGTAGGCGGCGTCACTTACTCACTGGGTGTGAAAGCAATAACCTCACCTACTGCATTAACTCTGGTCACCGCTTTTGGTGGACCGACCGCTACAGGCAATGCATGGACTGCGGTACCGAATGCAACATTGGTTGGTATAACAGCGCAGGTCGCAGCCGACGTGGCCAAAGCTATCCGCGGTTTAAATCTGGATAAGGCCAACTGGCAGCAAGTGTTTAGCGGAACGGGTACGATCACGGTTACGCTACCTGATGGTTCGACATATACAGGCCCGGCATGGAGCAGTATTACTACATCCCTTTCTGGTAAAGCCGCGAGCGGTGCAAACAGTGACATAAAATCACTGTCAGGGCTGACGACTGCATTGTCGATTGCCCAGGGAGGAACTGGAGGTAATACGGCAGCAGCAGCTCGTAGTGCTCTCGGGATAACACCGGGTAATATCGGGGCGTTGGCCACCACGGGCGGAACTATGACTGCCACCATCAACAGCTCAACAACTGCGCCATCTATTATTAGTGGCCCCGCGAGTACAAATTCCTCCGGCATTAATTATCTAGGTCAGGCTACGTTAAATTCTAACCAATATATGACCGTTGATATTGTCGGGACGCCAAATAATATAATTACGCGATTCGTTACCTGGAACACGACACCTCATGTTTTCGGATTTTACGATAATGGGAATGGTACTTGCGATGGGCAATGGGTCGGCGGTTCCGATGAACGATTCAAGGGCAACATTACTGATTTCACCCAAGGTCTTGTGGCAACACTGAGTTGCCGGACAGTGACTTACGACAAGCAAGATGGTGCCCGAGAAATTGGTGTTATTGCACAGGATGTTGAGAGATTTGCAGATTGCGCTGTAATTAATGTAGGTAAGAAAGAATTCGGTAACGGTAGAGTCATTGAGGATTTCAAGGGACTAAATACCGCTGGCTTCGCAGCCGCCGCACACGGCAATGCCATCACAAGTCTCTTCGAATTATTGGATTTGGCGCTGAATGATCCCGATGCTGCGCGTTCTAAAATTGCAGAATACAAAGCTTCTATTGTTCCCCCGGTACCGCTTACGGCAGAACAAAAAATCTTTGGTGGCAAAACGCTCGATGAAATGCCGGCTGATACTGATTTTACAGATACCGACCTGCCTGAAAACAACGATGGGAAGGAATTATCTTCATAACTTCCTTCCCTTATCAAACAGTCGCACCAAATTGCCCTATTTAAAGTCATCCTATGCTAGGCTCACGAAAACTACTTCGAGGTGCTTATGATTACAGATGAAGAAGATTCTCTAATACGGCAGGAAATTGGTGAGGCAGTGATTACCGTACTTGAAGACGGCAAGATAGTAAGCGTCGAAACAATCATTACTCAGTTGGAGCAAAAGCACCAAAAGGTGGTTCATCTGCATCACAAGGATAGGTTTTGGAAAGCTATTGACCTGCTGATAGGTAAATCATAAAAAAAGCCCTCGAAAAGAGGGCCAGTGAATCAACACAAAATTTAGTTCGGAACAGGAGAGTTACTCCTTTGTTAACAATAGTTCATGAAATAAATTTAGCTTAAGTATCTTTAGTTTCGTAGTTAAAAAAAGCCCGCGTTAACGGCGGGCTAAAATCAAGGTATCAACATTACTTAGTACTGGAAGGTAGTCACGCCATCCATTTTCAATTTTAGTCCAGGGCGAAGAAAAAGCTATCAATGGGTAAAAAGAACCCACGTATAAGGTGGGCTATTCAAGGAAAGAAAATTTTAGGCCTTGGCAGGCTTGCTGTTCTTATGACAGCTGATCAGATAGTAGTTCGAATGCTAAAAATATCCAGATCACAGGCACAAAAAACCGGCTCATTGCCGGGATAGTTAATTAACTAATTTTATTATCATGTAATTGCTCGGCGATGAACACGCCGAGCTGCGAAGATCGCGCCCGGGTAATGATCATCAAGCCTTTTCTGGAATTCTTCTTTCAATGCCCCGACGGCACCGGCGCTTTTTATTGCTTTGCAGATCAGCCCTCTAAGAATTTACCCGCAGTCTACCCTTCACAATCACAAGAACACGTGATTATACTGTATGTATAAACAGTATTTTGTGAGGTTGTTATATGAACATCTTTTACCCAATACCAGACCCATTGAAGCTTCTGATACCTTTCTTCCAAGACAAAGTGCAAGCAGGTTTCCCCTCACCAGCACAGGACTACATTGAGAAAGGTATTGATTTAAATGAGCTTTGTGTAAATCATCCCGCAGCTACATACTTCGTGATGGCGACAGGCATGTCGATGGTCGATGCTGGAATCTACGAAGGGTCTTTACTTGTTGTTGACCGAAGCCTGCAGGCTAAGCATGGAGATATCATCATTGCATCATTGGCTGGTGAGTACACCGTGAAGCGTCTCTGCACTCATCCAGTTGTTCAGCTTGTGCCAATGAATCCAGATTTCCCGCCGATCGTTCTTCATGACGGTGGCGATGAACTTGAAGTGTTTGGAGTCGTCACTTTCAGTATTAATGGGTTCCAGTAATGTTTGCCCTTGCCGATGTGAACAGCTTCTATGCCAGCTGCGAGACTGTGTTTCGTCCTGATTTGAAAGGGCGGCCAGTGGTTGTTCTTAGCAACAATGACGGTTGCGTAATTGCTCGCAGTACAGAAGCGAAGAAACTAGGAATTAAGATGGGGGACCCGTTCTTTAAGATGCGTGATCTCTTTGAACGTCACAAGATAGTGACCTTTAGCAGCAATTACGCGCTGTATGCAGACATGAGTTCGAGGGTGATGACGGTGTTGGAAGAAATGTCGCCAGCCGTAGAGGTTTACTCAATTGATGAGGCATTTATGAACCTGCAAGGGGTTAGTAATTGCCAGAATCTGGAAGAGTTTGGACGCGAGGTGAGGGCTAAGGTTCTTCGGTGGACTGGTTTGACCGTAGGTGTTGGAATTGCACCGACTAAGACCCTAGCCAAACTAGCTAACCATGCTGCAAAGAAATGGACAAAGACCGGCGGTGTGGTTGATCTGTCTCTACTTGCCAGGCAGCGTAAGCTGATGGCATTGGTGGAAGTTGGGGATGTGTGGGGAGTTGGCAGGCGCATTTCCAAAAAACTTAATGATATGGGCATTAAAACTGCGTTGCAGTTGGCAGACACTCCGACGCCGCTGATACGAAAACACTTTAATATTGTATTAGAGCGAACCGTGAGGGAATTACGTGGGGAGCCATGTTTAGAACTCGAAGAATTTGCGCCAACCAAACAGCAGATCGTCTGCTCTCGTTCATTTGGTGACCGCGTTAGCGAATATGACCTGATGCGTGAAGCTATCTGCAGCCATGCAGTGCGGGCAGCAGAGAAGCTTCGCGGTGAGCGCCAGTACTGTCGCCATATTTCAGCATTCGTCAAAACCAGCCCGTTCGCTATGAATGAACTGTATTACGGCAAAACTGCAGGTACAAAACTGCAGATACCTACTCAAGACAGCCGCGATATAGTAGCCGCTGCCACGCAGTGCCTGGATGCAATCTGGCAAGATGGCCACCGGTTTCAAAAATGTGGAGTGATGCTGGGTGACTTCTATAGCCAAGGGGTGGCACAACTGGGCCTATTCGATGAGTACAAGCCACGTACAAATAGTGAGCAGCTCATGGCTGTTCTCGATGGTATCAACCACAGTGGAAAAGGACGAGTCTGGTTTGCGGGGCAAGGTATTCAAAAGAGTTGGGAGATGAAACGTCAGATGCTCTCACCAGCCTATACCACGCGCTTCAGTGATTTGATGCGCGTGAAAGTCTAACCTGTGGGTCATTTATCGGTTTTATCAACTCAGGCCCGTTGTTCCGAATGCTGCCGACCTTTTGCATAACTGGATGCCAGGTGAATTTTGAAGACGGCACGGACTCCTTCTCGGCTATTTCCAATGCGCGTTCTGGTAGAGTGTCACCATCCAGCCACTCCAGCGCCTGCGTGCGGTCAAGAACGAGCGGGCGTCTGTCATGGATATCGAGCAGTCCCTCATCACTAGCAGCGGTCACGATTACAAAGCCATCATCCTTCGGCGTTTCGGCTGCGTCAGGGTGATACTGGCTTATGGCCGCTAAGAACAGCGGGACATGTGATTTATGGTAGATGAAGTACGGCTGTTTGATCTTAGCGTTAGATTGGTCTTTCTTCCATTCGTACCAGCCATCCGCCATTACTAATGCACGCCCATGCTCGAATAGCGGTTTAAACATCCTGCTCGTTGCCACCGTTTCAACACGCGCATTGATCATCGGTGGCCGCTTTGATTCTTTCGCCCAGCCAGGTTGATATCCCCAGTTAACAGGATCGAGAAATATTTTATCGTGGCGCTGATTGAGCAAAAGGACGCGTGAACCGGGTGCGACGTTGTAACGGTCGAGCGGTATATCATCGATGCTGCTGGCGAACTCTTTATCAGGCGAGAGAACTTCAATGTAATGAGATCGGGGTTCGTACTGAGTGAAACGTCCGCACAT